CATAATACTTGCCGTCAGCCGCTTTATTGGCGTACTTGAAATAAGGGTTCTTAACTGTGTAAGTGTAAGGCGCCGCTTTCATTGCCTTGTTCGCCCCGTCCATAACAGGCAGCCACATGCCGTGAGTGAGGCCCTCAATCGTTACTTCCGTGAAAACCATGTAGCCCGTATTTGGGTCGTACACATAGGGTAGACCGTTGTCCTGCCGATACACGCTGTAGGCGGCATCGGGGAACTGCTTTTTTACCTCTTGCCACGCCCAGGCCCACGAAAGGTAGGTCAGGCCGTTCTTCTCTTCTGTATGCCCATTAACGTTAATGGCATTAAGTGTCTGAAATACGCTCATTAGATTGCTTCTCCTTCCTTATCCTCTGTCGTCAGGTGGATGCGGTAGCAGCTGGCGGGCGGCGGGTTCGTGTTTGCCTTTCTCGATGTGAGGTCGAGGAAGTAAACAGGCGTATCATCAGCCATGAAGAACGTTCTGCTCAAGCCGTACTTGCTTTTGGCATACAAAGGAATGTATCCGCCTGCGTTCTCGCTATGGATACGACGTGCCGTCTGCAAGGCGTTAAAGTAGGCGCAGCCGACGCCTAAATCAGACGGGACAAACTCTGGGCAGCTACGCCCACTAACGAGCTTATGCGCCTGAATAAAGGCGCTTAAATCATCAATACGCATAATAGCCCTCCATACATCTAACATCTTCCCACGGGTCATCTTCCGTGACGTCCTCGTCCTTCCATTCGTCTGGGTTATAACACATATCACAGCCGATGATTTCCGTTCCAATCAGGTAAATTGCTTCGCATTCCTCGCCGCATACAGGGCAGCGGGGGCGGCGGGGCTCGGCAGGCGGGAAGGGGGTGTCTTGATGCCCCCAGAAGCTAGTCATTCGGATACCTCCACAAGGTCGCCGTTTTTCAGCTTGTACCAGGTGTCAGGCTTGATGTTTTCACCGTCAACGACAAAGGCTTTCCACTCTTTAATGCCGTAATCCGCATCATTCTCCACAGCAATCACAAGGATGGCACCCATGCCGCCTTTAATTTTTACGTTTTCGCCGCGAACAAGCCCGCAACCATTTTCACCGACAGAAACGGAGCCGCGCGAAGTAGCCGCGCCGGAATCGCCAGCCGTAGCCGCGCCGGAATCGCCAGCCGTAGCCGCGCCGGAATAGCCAGCCGTAGCCGCGCCGGAATAGCCAGCCGTAGCCGCGCCGGAAT